TAGTTCGGTGTCATTCTCCATGATGAAGGTGATCTTGCCTGTCACTTCGAGTGGGCCGAGGAACACTTGGAATGGGTTCTGTGTGCCGCTAATGCCATATACCGGTGTGACATTGCGCTTCATGTCGATGTTTCCGGTCATTGCGTTTGCTACTGAGCTGCCTCCGATGCTTACTGTTCCTCTCCATACTGGAGTTGGTAGCAAGGTTGAGAAGGTTGGTGAAGTTGCGGCAGGTGCAGTTGATGCGAAGCCTGTTGACTTTGCATCGTATTCCAACATTCCGTCTGCGTTGAAGCGTAGAGAGAAGTCAGAGAATTGGCATCCTGGGTAGGATCTATTTCCTGCTGCATAGAAATCTGTCAGCGTGTAGCTGATTGGCTGATCATCTGCTCCTGCTGTGAGGCTGTTCTTTAGAGCAATGGTATGTGTGTATGGTGCAGATGCTCCTACGGTTGATACTTCGCCGAGGAGTCCTGCGATCGCGTAGCCGATGGTGTCTGCAAAGGCTGCGCCACCAAAATCGACTGTCGATCGTGTGCGGCCCTGGATGTAGTTGTAATTGACTACATTCGATCCGCGAAGTCCTGTGTCGTAGAGTGCATCGATCACATCGACTGGCTTCAGGCTGTCTTTTGCGACAGGGATGAAGTCAGTTGGTGCTACGACCGTACCCTTTGTTACTTCTTTAGCGATACCGAGGTACGAGCGTACCGATTGTTGTACGGTCATCTATTCACTCTCCTACTTTCTGGTCTGTCGTGGCAGACGGTTTTGTTGGTGCTGCTGGTACTACCTTTGATGCTCCTGCCGGTGCGCAGTCTGGATGTGAAAATCCTTCGGGCGCATCGAATTCATCACCTGGTTTGACTGTGATCCCCAAAGCAGGGAACACTCTTTCATCTGTTCCGTTATATCTCAGTTTCATTGTGCTCCTTATGCCTGGATCATTTCGGTCACTTCAAATTCTAACTCAGCATAGGTTTCCGTTGCGCCCTCATTGCTGGTCGCTGGTTCTCCATAGCGAGCTGAAATCCTCGGCTCTGCTCCTTGCCATACGAGGTTGCCTGTTGTATCCCCGAAGTTGTGATCAGAGCGAAGTCTTTCTTTGATGTTGTCGATGAGGGTATCAAAATCCGTCATCGCGTTTTCTGCGTTTGGATGCATGGAGTGTGTGTAGATCTGAATGATTACGGTGTAGTCCACGCGCTTCCAGCCGCTATGCGCTCCGCCGATCGCTAGGCGTGTTTCGTTTTCTGCGGCTATGAAAATTACTGCTGCTGATCTTGTTAGTTGTCCTGGTTGCGCGTTGACTTGGTAGTTGATGCGCTTTGGGAAGGATGTGAATACTTGGTTCAGCGTAGCGATCGGTGGATTGGAGATAAATGCTGCGAGGGTTGCTCGAACCCCTGTGCGCCCTGCCATTATCTGATCCTTCGATACTTGTTCACCATGTCTAGGGCCAAGTCGATCTCTCGGCTGTATCTCTGGTTGTTGCCGATGTTGGTGGTTGGCTGTGTTGTTAGGTTCATGGTCATGGAGTTATCTCCACGAACCTTCAGGAATGCTGTTGTGATCAGGATGCATGCCTCTTTGATCGCGTTTGGCAGGTTACCGATCGCTACTCCTGCGGCATGGCTGTATGCCAAAGGTGCGGTTAGTGGCACAGTTGTGGAGTCGTTGGTGTAGGTGCTGGCTACTGTTATGCGCTCGCTCTTTGCGCCATCGTAGATCCGGTACTGCTGGCCAGCGATGAAGCCTGTGCCATCGGTTACGGTGAGGCTGCTCGCTCCTGCTGTTGCGGTTGCGATCGTAGTGTTCACGAAGCCGGCTACATAGGTGTATTGGGTGAAGAGCTGTTGTCTTGGGCTGTATCCGAAGCCGAACCCGAGTGGGCCTTGTGAGCTGTAGTTGAGGCCGAGGTTGCTAAGGGGAATTATGAGCTGCTGTGCCTCGAACCAGGCTGTTGATGGATCTGGAAGGGCCACCAGGTTGTTTGGATCTGTGCCGTAGTTGAAGGCTGAGAGCATAAGGATCGGTGCGTTGTTCGGATGTAGTGCCACATAGCCCTGGCCGTTGACTCGGACTCTCTGTGTCTCTGTGTATTGATCGGCAACGAGGTTCTGGTTCAGGTACTCGTTCATGTATGAGGATGCTCTTAGGATCGCGTTTGCGAGCTCTGCATCCTGCGCTGCCTGGTTGCCTCCGACTACGAGGTTGTTGTAGTCAATTGAGGTCGGAGCGTCTTTGAATTCTTGTACCGTCAGATAGGGATTTTCTTTGATCGTATCCGGCGTAATTCCTACTGCCATGATTACTCCCCATCTCTATGCGTATCTTGTGCTTCATGACCGCATCTACCGCACTTGCGAAACCATCCGTTGAAGCCGCACTCTGCGCACACGAATCCTCGGTGAGCATCGGCTGCTGTGATCGGGTTTAGCGATGCTTCGATAAATCCTTCACGCTTCATGGCCGCGCCGTGTGATCTGTTTTCTACATTGTAGATACCGCCGCGATCAGGGTTGTATCTCACTCCGCCAATTACTGTTTCCTTCACGCCCCGATCTGGAGCTACATATCTTGGCATTTTGCCTCCTGCTTGTAAGGAGAGGTGCGGCTTTTACACCGCACCCCCCTTTTGCCTTTATTCAGTTTTACTACTACGCAGAGATGATTCCTGATACTGCGCCGTTCCATGCTGGAGCTGTGCAGAAGAATGTTCCACGGAAGTAGGTTGAGAAGTCGTAGCTGAACTGAGTTACAGGCCATTGGATTCCCATGTAGTCCTGTACCAAGAAGTTTGCCCACACATCGGTTACCTCGGTGTCTGGGATAGGGAGTGTCCAGGATAGGACTGGAGCAACGCCCTGGTTTAGCCACGGATGAACCATGAGGTCTACTGCCTTACCGGTGACTTCGTTCTGGATACCGGTAACGATCGAACCGTATGTGATTCCATCTTTGCCTGGCTCTTGAATTGTCAGACGGTAGTTAGCGGTTGATCCACTCTTGATTGCATCAGAGAGCTGCTTACGATCGTTGCCGTTTAGGAGAACGATGTCTGGATCAGCCTTTACATTCTGGTAGAGGTTTGCGAATACAGTCTGGAATTCTGCGCCAGGGTTGCTGGTGGAGAAGGTGCTGTTGATCGCGTTGTTGAAACCGGAGTTTGCGCCGAGTACGGTTGCAAGGATTCCGTCATAACCGGTTGCGTAGGCAGAAGTATCTGCTGCTGCGCGTGATGCAGCTGCACCGGTTGTGCTGTATGCAGCGTTGTTTCCGGTTAGGCCAGATGTTCCTGCGCCCTGGATCGTGAATGTACCTGTTCCCTTTAGTGTTCCCTGATACTTCAAGTTTGCTGCGCCGGTTGTTGTTCCAACATAGATGTTGTAGCCGAGTGCTCCTGGCACTGCGGTTGCTACGGTGACAGTTAGAACATCGCCAGATGCGACTGCGGTGCTTGCCTCTGTTCCGAGGATTGATTCACCGAAGCCATTGCCAGAGACACCAGCATCAGCAGTGACATTTACGAAGTAAGTTGCTGCTGCAAGTGCTGTTTGTCCTGTTGCTGCTACTGGAGATGCGAGTGTGAAGGTTGGAGCTGATAGTGCGCCTGAGTAGCCAGATGCAGTACCGCGAGCCATTAGCATCATTCTTTCTTCCATCAACATTGTTGCGTAGAGAGTTGATGTTGAAGATAGCTGACGGAGATCCTGGTATCCAAGACCTGAGAAGTTAGCATCGAATGAAACGCTGTCGGATAGCGAGTAGCTGTTGTATGGCAATACCAAGTCATCAGCTGCGTAGGAGATCTTTGGGCCGCGTTCGTAGTTGATTGATCCGAAAGTGGCTGTTGAAGATTCGGTGATTCCAGGCCATGTGTTTCCTACTCCGCCTGTACCTGTACCGGTGTAGCCAAGAATTCTCTTGACACGGTGTGAAGTACCGACACCCTTCTTACGAGGGATGCGATTGCGTAGTGGAGTTGGGCGTGGTGTGAGCAGCTTTGCAGGTGCTTCTAGATCGAAGGCTGCAAAAGATGTGCTCAATGGAGATGTAAGGGTGATGTCCTTTTGGATGTCCTGCATCGCCATGCGTTGCGCAGCTAGTGCGTTCTGCAATCCGGCGACTGCATCAGGAGCGAGGCTCTTGTTTGCAACAAGCGATTCCATCGCAGCAGTTGCATCTACAGGAGCTTGTCCTGGGACAGAGGAGGCATTACCCAATGACTTGTTGAGGGTACTTAGGTACTCCTCATGGCGTTGCGCTGCCTCTACCGGTGAAACATCACCGAAGAGATCTGTTGCGCGTGGCATTTCGGCCATTGTGATCCTTTCTGGTTTGGGTTTACTTGTTTAGTTGATCGTGCTCTTTGGTGTATTGATCCGCTAGAGCGCGATATCCCTTTGCAAGTGTTGGGTCAGTTGTTGCCTTTGCTTTCGCGTTATACATCGCTGCCTTTACAAGCAGGTCGTTAGAGGTTTCTGCGACAGGCTTTGCTGTGCGCTTTGGGCCTCCTGCTACCGCGAGAGATTTAGCCTTTGCTAACTCAGTTTCCAAACTCATCGCATGGCTCTCTGCTGCCTCTTTTGCAGTCAGTAGTGCCTCGATCTCCGTTCTGATTGACTGTGTTGCGCTCTTGATCGCTTGTTCAACGATGGCTTCTACATCTGCTGGCTTAGGCTCGTCAGCAGAAACTTCGGTTTCTTCTTTTTCTTCTTCGGTTGTTTCCTGATCTGGTTCTGCACTCTTTGGAGTTTGATCAGGTGTATACATCTCGGCTGTTGTGACATGAGATGGTTTTGCTACATTGGCAAAGTCGTTGGTCTGTGTTAGACCGTGATCTGTGCCTGGCTGGTTGCATCCGCACTCGAGGCACTTCTTGACTTCAGCAGATTTTTCTGCCTCATCTTCTTCTTCATCTTCGTCAATTTCAATTTCGACTGACTTCATGTATTTGTCATATGCTTTTTCAGCATCTTCGTCTGCAATTCCTGCTTCTTTGCATCGTTTCATGAATTCTGACTTTGACTCACCCTTCTTTGGAGTGAGGTCATCTTTCTTTGCTGCTAGTTCGATAGTTTCTTCCACGACTTCTCCTTCAGCTTCTTCTCCTTCGTACCATGCATGGAGATGCATCACGGCTTCGAGAAGGTGTCCGATTGATCTGATTTCATTGTGGCCTTCGCGCATCTCTCCGGCCTCTACTTGGATGAGGTTGGCTAGTGCATCTCTGGCTGCTTCGTATTGTGCCTTGTCAAACTTGAGAAGATCTCCGATCGCCTCTACAGGTAGTTCGACTGTATCTTTCATTGGGATCTCCTCTGACTTGTTCAGCGATAGTAAGTGTAAAGCAGATTGTAAGGCTTTGCGTAGGTCGTTATCTGTTGCTTTCCCGATCGGGTTTGCCTTCAGTTTGTTAGCAAGATTCTTCATCTTGGTTGCTGCTGGCTTGAATTTTGGTTCGCCTTTTAGCATCGAGGCTGCGTTGTTGAGTGAGGTTGCTGCTTGTGAGCTTCTACCCAGAGATATGGCATCTCTTGCATCGGTTAGGTGACTGTAGGCATCTTCGCGCATCTGTCCGGCATCTAACACTCGGCTGTTTGTTCCTGGAGAGCTCCCTGCGCTATTTACGATCTGCTTGTAGCCATCTTCTAGGCTGTTTTCTGCATCATCGAGGTCTTTCTTTGCCTGTTGTTTCGAGGTCTTGCCTCCAGTTGATCCAGAAGATCCGCTTGATGATCCACCGCCGCTTGATCCACCGCCTCCGCTAGCTTGTCCGGCTTCTCCTGCTGCTCCTCCGCCGGCTGCTCCTGCTCCGCCTCTACCGCGACCGTGTGATGATTGATCATGGCCTGGGTGCTTTACGATCTCCTCGGTCAATTCTTCTACTTGCATCAGGGTTGAGTCGCCATCCACGCTCTTAGCTAATACGAGCTGGCAGTTTGGGTTTGCTGGGCGATCTACAAGCGATACTTCAACGATCTGTCCATCTACGATGCGGCCGTTGGCTGCTACTTTGTCGCGTGTTACGCGTGGGTTCTTGATACCGATTGAGAAGCCTTTGAGTACGCCGTTCTCGACTTTCTTTACTGAGACTGGATCTACCACGAGTGCTGTGATGTAGTGGCCGTCTCTCTTTTGTTCGTATTCTTTTGCCACTCCTGCTGCAATGTTGCTGTGTTGTTCGCGAATATTGCCGCCACTTTTGAACCAGGCTGGCATTGCGCGATCTAACCAGTCTGCATCGCAGATCTGTTGGTCGATATCCACCGAGTCATCTGTTGCTTTACCGTAGACGGTGAGTGTTCCATCGGCATTTCGATCTGCCTTTTCGATACCGAAGTACGAGGTTGTCAGATTGCTCATTGTGGATTTCTCCTTACTTTCTTGTTGTCTGATGATGCCTCTAGCCCAAGACCATCCGGCATCTCCGCCCCATAATAGCCAGGCAATGTATCCTGCTGAGTCTTTTCCCCAGCCTTCGCCTTTTTTGTCTACTTCGTGTCGTGCAAAGTAGCTGTTCATTCTCTTGATTGTGTCGTAGCTGATCGCTGCGCCGTTTGATAAGTCTCTGGCTCTTGCTACTCCGACCGCCGTTCCTCCGCGACCGTGTTTTTCTCGAAGCTCTAATCCGCGCTTGGCATTGTTTCTCACCGCTTGTGGTGGTACAAAGCCATCAGCCACGATAGTCTCCCTCTGATACTTGGATCTCTATTTTTGCCAGAAGTTCTTCTAGTGTAACTTTAGCAGTTTTGTTGTTCGGGGCAGGTGTGATTTCCAGATCGCTGGCTGCTGCTCCCATTCTTTCTATGTTTAGACCCATTACTTGATCCTTGTTTTGAAGTAGGTGGCGTTTTCTTTTTTGATGATTTCTGTTACCTCTAGAGAGAGGTTGCGTGGAAGTGTTATCTCGTTTAGTCGCACATATCCTGCAATCTCAGCGATCATGTCGTTGTCATCTAGTCGGGTTGATGCTCCCTGTTCTAGATCATCAGCTAGGTATGCGCTCGCCAAGTCGGATGCCAGGGCAGGGCTGCCGGCTGGCACATCGATCTCTAGAACGATTGGCTTTCCTTCGATGATTGTGCCGTTTGCGAATGCCTCTGCTACTGCTGGGTTCACACTTGTGCTGAGGAAACCCTTATCTTTGATAGTGTCACCTATGCGTATCTGATCGAAGACTCCGGTGTCATCGATGATGCCTCGATATACGGTTGTGTTGTAGTCCAGGCTCGCGTTCTTGATCACTTTATCGAGCTCTGTAATTGTCTGTTTGTTGGTTGCTGATAATGGCATTTTGCCGCGCAGTCCGTCATTGATCGCTTCGTACTCCATCGACTGATATGTCTGCACCGCTTTGAGCTGCTTGGGCTGTAGCTTCTCGATGTAGGCTCTTTGCTCTTGCTTGAGTGTTTGATAGATCTCGTCATCTTTGCCTGTGCTGAATCTGCGTGTTCTGCCGTAGTTGATGTCTTGCAGTTCGCCAATACCATCGAAGTCTGGGGCTATGTCTCGGCCTCCCATCTGAGCTGTTGGCTCATCGAAGCCTGGAATCACCGGCAGTAGTGTGCATCGGCAATGTGGGTGTGCCGGTGGTTGTGTATGTCCGGAGTTGAAGGTTGATCCGATCTGGATCTTTTGCCCTTCGTTCAGAGCGCAGGTCGGGCATGGATCTGAGGTCAGCCATTCCATCTGCTCTAACCCTGCTTCGCGGTATCTGTTTACCGTTGCATAGCTGATCGCTCGGTTCTGCTCGGTGATTGCGATCATGAGAGCTCTGGATGGATCGGCAATGGTTCTGTTTATGAGCTTGGCGGATTGTTTTGCCGTCAGGCCCAGGGCTATGGCTTCACCGATCGAGTTGCCTATGTCGCGCAGGGTCGTGTTGGTCATTTCCTTGATGGTGATGCCGGCTCTCTCGAGCATTCTTGTGAAGGCTTTAGGTGGTTTGAGCAGTAGGGCTGCTACTTCATCGCCTGGTTTCCAGGTGCTCCAATCGATCTCTGCCTCTGCCTCGGCTTTTGTGATCTCTGCGGCCTTGCCTCGGCCCTTTCGTTCTTGATCAAGGATCTGTTCGGCCGCTTGTGTTCCCAGGATGTATCCGGTGGCCCATACGCGCAGCAGAATGAGCTTCATGGCCTCCATGTTCACCCTGACATTGATGATCGCCCACGCCCTGGCTCTGGCCCTGTCTTGGGCTATGTTGCCGGTTGGCGTTGGCTGGGTGGCCTGGTATGCCTGGAAGAGCGTTGTGCTATTTACGCTTTCCCTGAGTGCTGCCCTGATCTGAACCGCGTTACGAGCTGCTAGTCGGGCATCGGCCTCTAGCGGCTTATCCCAGCTCATGCTAGATAGGCTTTGGCTAACGCTCGGGCTGTCTCGAAGTCTCCCTCGACCGCGCACTTATTCAGGGCATCGGCAACGATCGGATCTAGGGTTTTGAATTCGAAGAGTCTGGCTCTTTTGCCTTTTGATGCCCACTTCATGAAGGCTTTTACCTCTGTACGAGTCGCCTCACTAATCTCGTCATCATCCTCCGGCGTTTCCTCTGTTTGAGGCTCTGCATTGCTTGTATTAGGAGTAGTGGGTGTGGTCGGTGTTGCATCTTCGCCCTCCAGGGTCGGTGCGCTGGTCACTTCTTTGGCGTTGATGATTCCATCTGGGGAGAACAGGAAGATGTCTGCTCCGGCGACCAGCATTGGCATATCTGCTTGTGGCGTATCGAGGAGTGGTAGTCCTAGTTCTGATCTGCGCTCGTTGATTGTCTTTCCTGCGCTGGTTACTTCGATTTGTGCTTTGCGAGCGTTGGACTCATTGTCCAGTCTCTTGCTGGTCATCAGCTTAAATTCAAGTTCGCGTGGCATTCCGAGGTAGGTGTAGCTCAGGTTTGTGATCATCTTGCTGATCCAGGATGCGAGTGGTTGGATGCCGATGGCCTCTGCTGTTTCTGCTCGGCCTTCTTCGAATCCTGCTCCGCCTAGTCCTGACTTTGGTGCGAAACCGATCTCACTTGGCTGCACTCCGAAGTGGCCGCAGATGGATGTGATCAGATAATCGTCTAATGTGTCTTTGAATTTTTCGCCGTAGCCTTCGTTGACTACTGGGCTTAGGCCCTTTGGTAGTAGGCGAGCGCGTTTGCGTTGTTCTGTCTGTCCGGCGAGGTCATCGTTGAGTATGTTCTCGTATGCTCTGAGTAGATCTGGGTTATTGCCCCAGTCCTCGTCTGTTGTGAACATGAGCTCTGGCAATACGCCGTCTGTGTATTCGGCGCGTAGCCATTGTTGTCTGCGCAGGTAGATGTCGGCTAGTGGTAGAGCTCTTTCTACTGGGCTGAAGCCATAGACCGATATAGATCTACGGTTGCGCACCATGTAGGCCAGGTCATCAGCTGTGAATTCGCCGTCTGCCTTTGGATCGTCATCGTTGGCTGAGAATTCTGAGCGTGGGAAGCCGTAAAGGATCTGTTGGTATGCCGCGTTCGGTGGTAATGGGCGCATTCCTCGGTCATCGATCAGCGGCTTGATTGTTGATCCGTCAAGGATCTGGAAGCCGTAGAGGTCGCCGCCGACTGTTGGTTGTGGGTAGACCGCCCAGGCATCGATTACGAGGATTTCCTCAGCTGCAATCATCAGCCAGTCTGTCCAGGTTAGGCCGTTTGCCTTGTCTGGGTTTTCCCAGAAGGATCTAAGTCGGTTGATTTCCTCTGTAAAGTTCTGTCTTGCTTGTGCCATTGCGCGAACATGATCGCCGCCTACTTCAGCCACGATTTTCTCTGAGGCATCTTGTCCTAGCACGATATCCCACTCGAGTCCGGTGAGTTTGCTCTTGGTTACTTCAATGCATCGGCGCAGAATGTCGATCTGATCTGCTGCTGCTCTTAGTGTCTTGAACGGTACGAGGCGTGTCTCGGTTATGTTGATGTTCTGCGCTACTTGGTACTCGTAGCGGCGTGGCATCGGTCTGCCGGTCGCTGGATCTATCGGGTTGATTGCTCCAGGTGTGATCGGCATTCCTGGGCCAAATGGCACAGTTGCGGAGAATGGTGCTCGAGGTAGAGCCACGCTGTTGCCATATGTTTGTTGCATGGCAAGGCCGCTTTGCCTCATCTCCTGTTCGGTCATCGTTACTGATCCGGCAGGGAGTCGAGGTGCTTTCTCGATATCACCTACGAGAGCTCTGGCGATACGGTCACGCAGACCCATGTGTATCTCCTTCTCTTGTTGTTACGCGTGTACTACTACTCTGTATTGATTGCTTGTTGGTGCTACTGAGAAGAGCAGAGTGATCGCAGTTGTGCTTGTGTGCTGGACATCGCAGATAACTTCAGCGTATGGGCTGCTGTTGTCATAGATGCTGACTATAACATCCTTTGTTCCGAGGTTATGTGACACGGTGTAGGTTGTTGCAACGCCATCTCCAACATTCGCTGCGTATTTTCTTACCGCGATCGCTGTGTCAAGTGCGAAACCTGATGCTCCTACTGTGAGGCCGCCGTTTGATACGACTACGCCGGAGAAGTCTGAGCCTACGAGCTGCACACCGTTGGATGCTGTGTAAGTTCCTGCTCCGGAGAATTGCTGGAAGACGATTGGATCTGTTCCGACTACGGTTACTTCGTCTACGCAGACCCATCCGGTGTTTGCGAGGGTTGTTCCTGCATCTACGAATGTGAAGTCGCCGCCGGCGATCTCTACTGCGTTGTCAAAGTCAGTTGCGCGTGTCAATACCCAGGGGGTTGATCCATCTCCTACTGTTGTTAGGACATAGATACCGTTTTCGCTCTGTGTTGTCTGGTTCTTAACGAGGATTCGAGCGTTGAGTGTTGGTGATACGCCATCTACTGAGAACGCTGCGTTTGTTCCTGCGTTGGTAAGTGTTGCGCCTACTCCGGATGTGCCGTTGCTGTAGGTTGCATTGAGGTTTGCTGTTGTTGCAGCGTATGAGGCTGCGTGAATGTTTAGGCCCTGTGCTACATCGTCTACATACTTCTTGGTTGCTGCATCTTGTGCGCTTGTTGGATCTGCAAGGTTGGTGATCTTGTAGTTGTTTAGGCTGATATCTGCTAGTGGTACTGCGAGCGCGGACAGGTTAATTGCAGAGTGCGCTGCGTTGTCGTGTACCGGTGTGCCATGTGTGTGATCTGCACGAGCTACTGATGTGCTTGTGCCATTAGCGGATGATCCACCGAAGGATGTTTCTGCTGTGACATTGCCGAAGGATGGCATCGCGTGTGTGTGATCTTCGCGAGCTGGGGCTGTGCCTGTTCCTACTGCTCCTGCTCCACCGATAGCAAGTGCTTGTGGAGTTGTATTGGTTAGCGATGGTGTGCCGTGTGTGTGATCCGAGCGAGAGTAGGTTGTTGCTGATCCGTTGCCGCTTGTTGCACCATAAGTTGTTTGTGCTGTGACTGTGCCGAAGTTTGAAACCTGTAGCCATGCTGATCCTGTATCGAAGTACATGATCTGTTGGTCGGTAGCGAAGAACAAACGCCCTGCTGTTCCTGCTGCTGGGATGTTTGCGTATAGACCGGAGATAACTTCGGACTCGTTGAGTACGCTGACCCAGGTTGTTCCATCGTAGTAATAGATTTCGCCATCGCTTGTGTTGAAATAGATCTGACCAGCTGCTGGTGAGCTCGGTGCAGATGCGAGGTTTTGAATTACGGCATTCGACAGTTCGTTCTTGTTGAGGTCGATACCGACTAGGAATTTACGGGCCATTTTTTCTCCTTAGATCACATACGCAACGCCGCTAAACGCTGCCGTAAAGGTAATCACCATCTGATTGACAGAAGGATAACTGAAAGTGCCTTCGCATTGCGTTCCTGCCGAGTCGAGTACTACTGCGGTCGGGTTTCCTCCGAGGTTGTGGTTGATTGTCCATACTGCCGAAGGTGTGTTCTGTGTGTGGGTGTAGAAAATCTGCGCTGCTGCTGAGACTCCTTGTGGGCCTGGAGCTGTGATCTCTACGATCGCGTTGGTCGGTTTTACGATTACAACATCGTCTGCCATTAGCGTGTTACCTCCGCGCTGATCTCTGCTTGTCCTTGTGCCAGGCGTGTTACTGATCCGCCGGTGTCGGTCACTTCGAGGTCATAGTAGTAGAACCCTGGGTCTATTGTTCTGGTTTGGTTTGCTGTTGCGTGAACATTGACTTGTCCAGATGAGCCGGTGATTGTGATGCCGTTGCCGCCGGTTGCTAGCGATAGGACTGCATCAGGCGATGATGGCAAGGATCTAATCTGCAGAGCTGCGGTTGCTCCGGTCAGGTTTACCGGTGCTGTTGCTAGTCCTCCGGAGATGTATGTGCCTGTTGCTCCGTTTGTGATCGTGAATGATGTGCCGTTTGAGTTCAGCACCGTTACATTTTGCAGGTTGTAAGTGCTTGGGATAACGCCATCAATTGAGACGATCTGTCCTGATGTAAATCCATTAACTGCGGTCACCGTTACTGTCGTGCCGTTGCCTACTATGTTTGTGATCTCTGCTGGTTGCTTGTAGATGAATGTTGCATACCAGTCTGCGCCTTGATCTATCGCGTAATCGCCGGTGAAGTTGAAATTTACTGCCATTTAGACTCCTCCGGTTATCTCGGTGTGCTAATGATAGCCGAGCCGCACTTCATGCATAGTGGCATTGACTTTGGATTGGGCATCGAGCACTTAGGACAGATGTTAGCAAGGCTGTTGAAGTAATTGCTGATACTTGATGTGCCAAGCAAGTCTGCGAACGCTTGTACCGTTGCATCTAATCTGTCCGGTGATGTTGGATCTGCCGGTGTCCATGTGGTCATCTGATCTTCGAGTTTGTTGAATGCTCCTACATGGTGGATTCTGCCTTGTTCGTACATCGCTGCTACCGGTTCTGCTCTCAGCTTCTTTCCGACATGCGCTCTGATTTCCCTGATCGGTAATACTGGGCGCACTTGTTTGAGGACTGCGCTGACCATGTCGCCTCCCTGGTTGACTTCGACCAGGATGCTGTCTGCTTTGTGTTGATCGAAGAGCTCTACCGCCTTTGTTGCCCAGTCCAATGGTGATCCGCGCATTGAGTGGTCTGCTATCAGGTAGCCGTGTCCGTTGGTGTCGCATCCGGCCACGATGATTCCGGTTTCATCGCTTGAGGCTTTGTTTGTGACTGCTGGGTCTATGCTCACCACGATCCGCGAGAGATGTGGGTGCTGCTCTACTCTGCTGCGATCTATCAGGGCCTTTGTCCAGAGTGCGCCTTCTACATCCTCCAGGATTTCACCGTAGAGCTCTTGCCGGCCTAGTCGTGTTTCGTTGTATCTGGCCTGGAGTTCTGCGAGCGCGATCGAGCTGAGGTTGTCTGCGTTGTCAAAGGTTGAGCCTCTGGTCACGAATGTCGTGGATCTGTTTACCAAATCTCGCACAAGCGTTGTTGGTCTTGGTGTTGTTGTGACTACGACTCTTGGGTTCTCTCCCAGGCGTAGGCCGAATTGCAGCTGATCCCAAGTGTCCTCGTACTCCCAGGCTGCTAGCTCATCGCACCATGCACCGTGATGTTGTGGGCCGCGTAGTGTGTCTGGTTCTTCGGCTGAAAAGCCCTTGATCATTGATCCATTGGGCAGGTTGATCTTGGTTCTGGATCGGTTGTAGTCGTTATGATCGTACAAGCCATATCTTTTGAGAACCGCAAGCACTCCTGATTCGCCTTCAAAGCAGGTGTCTCTTACATCGGCGTGTGTTCTAGCTACGACCGCCCATCGGGTCTTGGGGTTGGTTATCGCTTGCCACACTATCCACTCCGCCCCTGTCCTGGTCTTGCCCCAGCCTCTGCCCGACAGGATCAGCCAGACTTGCCAGGGTGTATCCGGCGGTAATTGATTGGGCCTCGCTTGTATCTCCTGCCATTGAACCCTCGCTTGGGCTAGCTGCAGCGTTTTGTCGGAGTAAATCGGCAAGGTCGCGAACTGCTCTGTCAATGCTCTCTCCTCCCTCCCAGACCGTCACATCCTGGGCTATCTTCACCGGCATATCCAGTCCGAGAAGTCGTGCTCTGCGCTCCATGATCCGCAGGATGGTGGTTATTGATGTGTTGTCGCCGTTCATGGCTTTGGGCCAGATGGCGAGTTGTAATCTGTCCAAGCGATCTATTTCAGCCTCTCGCAGTTCGTCTGCTGGTTGCTGCTGGGTGCGCTTGATTGCCCTCTTGTAGGCCGCGTATGCCCCTGTGTGGTCTGCGTAGCCCACTTGTTCGGCTATGCGCTGCCAGGTTAGCCCTGCTCTGCGTAGTTCGAGGACTTTGATTTCCCGATCCACCAGCTCTGGGCTTGGGACTGCGGCGTTGTGATTTGGCATGGTGTGGTTACTCCTGTGTCACGAGCTGCGCCTGTTGCCCTGTGTAGGACTCCCAGCGTTCTATGATCACATCGCAGTATTTTGGATCTAACTCGACTAGGTGTGCCTTCATGCCTAGTGTCTCAGCTGCGATCAGGGTGCTGCCGCTACCGCCAAATGGATCGAGAATGGTCTGGCCTCGCTTTGCGCTGTTGCTCAGGAGTCGGGTTATTAGGGCTACCGGCTTCATGG